CTGTTGCCTCTGCTAATAGAGGTAGCCCTGTGAAGGCGCGTAAAGGCACAGTGAGACTCACACCATCACAGGTTGCCATAGCAAAAAAGTTAGGTGTGCCACTAAGCGAATATGCGAAATACGTGAAGGAGTAGGCATATGAATACAAATACAAAAAATAAACTACCATCACGCGAGTCAGAAACTAGGGCTAAAAGAGAACGTCCTAAAGTATGGACTCCACCGTCACAACTAGATGCACCACCTGCACCAGAAGGTTTTAAACACCGCTGGATTAGGGCTGAAACCATAGGTCAAATGGATCAAAAAAATGTATCCGCTAGACTTAGAGAAGGATGGGAATTTGTGAGAGCAGATGAATATCCAGATTTGGAATGGCCTACAATTGATACAGGTAGATATTCAGGTGTTATAGCTGTTGGAGGTTTAATGCTAGCAAGAATCCCTAATGAGATTGTTGAACAGCGAAAAGAATATTTTGCAAAAATTACGCAAGATAAAGATGACGCAGTTGCAAACGATCCTCTTAAAGATCAACATCCTAGCATGCCAATCTCGAAAGAGAGAAGTTCTCGCGTAACATTTGGTGGCAACAAAAACTAACAAAGTTTTTTTACACATAGTTACACAAAATTAACACACTCGGGGTGAGTGTGTTATAACAATTATGTAAGGAGATAATCATGGCTAATCAAAATGCGCCATTCGGCATGAGACCAGTGGGTAGATTAGGAAGCGCTCCAATGACACAAGGTACGTCAAAGTACAAAATTGCTAATGGCTACGCTACTGCAATTTTTAAAGGCGATATCGTAAAGTTAGTAGGTGGAGGAACAGTTGAATTAAGTGCTGTTACTGATGTTGCTAACTTAGGTGTTTTTAACGGTTGCTTCTATAACGATCCTACTACTAAAAAGCCGACATTCTCAAATCACTATCCTGGTGGAATTACGCCATCCAGTGGTGATCTTGAGGCATTTGTCTATGACGATCCAAACATGCTTTTCGAAATTCAAGACAATGGAACTTTAGGCCAAACTGCTATCGGTGACAACGCTGATCACGTAGCTGGCACAGGTTCTACTGTTGACGGACAATCTAGAAACACGCTTGGTTCTGCTGCTGGCGGAACTGCGCAACTTAGAATAATCCGAATTTCAGAAGATCCGGAAAATAGTGATATTGCTTCTGCGAACGCTAACTTTATTGTTAAGTTCAACGAGCATCTTTACTACAATAACGGAGCAGGCGTATAAACCTAGGAGATATTGAACAATGGTAATTTCAAGAATGCAATTGGTCAAAGAACTCGAACCAGGCTTAAACGCATTGTTTGGGTTAGAGTATGACCGATACGAAAACCAGCACACAGAAATCTTTGATACAGAGAATTCTGATCGTGCTTTTGAAGAAGAAGTAATGCTTGGTGGGTTTGCCAATGCAGCTGTAAAACCTGAGGGTCAAGGTATTGTATACGGAGATGGTAAAGAGCTTTTTGCTACTGACCACCCAACGCTAAGTGGAGATCAAAAGAATGAGCTATCGACTGCAGCTGACTTAAACGAAACTTCGCTTGAGCAGATGTTAATTGATATTGCTGATATGAAGGACGAAAGAGGAATGAAAATTGCTCTTCAAGGAACGAAAATGATCATTCCACTTCAACTTCAATTTGTTGCAGAAAGACTATTAAAATCTGCTGGCAGAGTTGGTACAGCTGACAATGACTTAAACGCAGTTAGAAACATGGGAATGGTTCCACAAGGTTATGTGGTAAACAACTTCCTAACTGACACTGACGCGTTTTTCATTAAAACTGATTCACCAAACGGCTTGAAACATTTTGTAAGAGCACCAATCAGAACTGCAATGGAAGGCGACTTCGATACTGGAAACGTTAGATACAAAGCTAGAGAGAGATACTCATTTGGGTTCTCTGACTGGAGAGGTATCTTCGGATCACCAGGAGCGTAAACTTTTAAAAGTGGGCGAAATTAGTTCGCCCACTTTACCTAGTAAACAGTTACCGAGGCTGGCTAGGCAGTACAGTATAGTGACGAGGTAACGAATGCCCTATACAGGCAAAGGAGTATAACATGGCTACACATTTTAAAGGCCCAGTACTATTCTCAAATGCATCTGCATTTGAAAACTTAAAAATGGCTATGTGGCCTGATCAATTCACATATTTTGATGATTTTAATCAGGGTGCATTAGACGCAACACACAATTGGACTATCGTAAAAGATTCAGGAGCAAGCGCAGCAGTTGTTGCTGATGCTCTAAATGGTGAGGTAAATTTAACCTCAGCAAACACTACTGATAATGATGGTGCATCAATACAAGCAAAACAAGAATCTTTTGCTCTACCAACAACAGCTGGTGAAAAACTTTATTTTGAAACAAGAGTAAAGATTTCTGATGCTACACAAACTGATTTCTTAGTTGGTTTTACAGAAACATTTGCTACAAACCCAGAAAATGCTTTGCTATCAGCAAACGTTATTGGTTTTGTAAAAGTAGATGGCAGTGCTATTGTAAAAGGAACTACTGAAGCTACTGGAACACAGACTTTAGTAACTTTTGCTGACACTACAAAATCAACAATGGAGAATGATACTTATGTAACTTTAGGACTTGTTGCTACAAAAGGAACAAACTTAAACAAAGTTGAATTTTTTATCAACAGAAACAAAGTAGGACAATCAACTACAAACATTCCAACAGCTAACATGAAAGTGATGGCTATGAGTGTTTCTGGTGATGCTACTGGACAAAAAGTTACTACAGTTGATTACATCATGGCTGCACAAGACAGAGGTGTAACTTACTCAAGCTCAAGCTAATATAACCGTGGGTGGGGAGTAATGGCCCCACCCTCTTACAAGGGGAATTAATTATGACACAAGTTGTAAAAAAATTATTTGATGGTGAAAGAAAATTAATTTACAGTTTTAATTTTACCATTGCAAGCACTACCGCAGAAAACTACGAAATAGACGTAACAGACGCAGCAAAATGCGCTCTTAATAGTAAAGGTCAACAAGCTAAGGCACTTACAATTAATAAAGCATGGTGGTCAGTTAACAATTCAGCAACAACTAAACCATTAAAATTGTTTTACGAAGCAACTTCTGATGATTTAGCGTTGACGTGTAATTTTGCTGATGATCAAGATTGGAGCACAATTGGTGGATTAAAAAATCCTAGATCTTCTGGATTTACTGGCAGTATAAAAGTTAACTTTTCTTCGGTAACAAACGACGATACAGCAACTCTAGTACTAGAACTAATTAAAGATTATACTTAGGAGTCTTAATGGCTTACTCAGGCACTAGAACATTTAATCTCTCAATAGAGGAGATAATAGAAGAAGCGTACGAAAGATGTGGTCTTGAGGTACGTAGCGGATACGATTTAAAATCAGCTAGAAGATCTATGAATCTTATGTTTTCTGATTGGGCTAATCGTGGTCTTAATTTATGGACCATAGATTACGCAACTCAGGTTATGACACCTGGGACAAATTTTTACCAATTAAATCAAAACCTAATTGATATTATTGATGCTACAGTTACAACAACAGCTGGTGCAACTGCTAATTTTGAAGGTGATGAAAATACTACAGATGTTTCTATTACAAAAATATCTAGAACTGAATACATGAATTTAACTAAAAAACAGGAAGAATCATCTGGTGATGCTAGACCCACACAATTTTGTGTTATAAATGGTCAAGTTACAACCAATGGTTCTAGTAATAGCGGAAGACCTGAATTTCCTATGACTTTGTTTTTGTATCCTTCCCCGGATAAAGCATACATTTTTAAGTATTTTTTCTTAAACAGAATACAAGATGCAGGTGCATATACAAATGAAGCAGATGTGCCTTTTTATTTTCTCCCTTGTTTAGTTTCAGGATTAGCTTATTATGTTTCAATAAAAAGAGCACCGCAGATGTCTGCAGGACTCAAAGCGGTTTATGATGAAGAATTTGACAGGACCGCTGATGCTAACCGAGAAAGAGTCTCGTTTAGAATTAAACCAGCGCAAGCGTATATACCATAGGAGGTAATATGCCAAAATGTGAAACATGTGGTCATACATGTCATTGTATAGTGGATGGTTCATGCACTATTGATAGATGTGATTGTGGCAATTGTGTTTGTAAAAAGGAGGACTAATGAGTAACCCAAGATATAATTCACAAACTGCTAATACAAGAAAAGGCAGTAAAGGTGGAGGAAAGTACGGTAGAGGTCAAGTAGAGATACCTAAAGCTATAGAAGCTGGAGCAATAACTACAAAAGGTATTGCACCTGCAAAAGGTAAAGCTGAGGAAATTTCTATTTCTAAAGGACAAGAAACCGGAACTGCTTTAGGAATGGGAGCAGCTACAAAAGGTGGCAAATACACCTGGAGTTAATGAATGGCATACGCTAAAGGAAAGTACGCGAAATTTATATCAGATCGTAGTGGATTAGAATATCCATATACTGAGATGGTAATAGAATGGAATGGTATGCGTGTTCATACAAGTGAGTATGAACCAAAAGCACCGCAGTTAATGCCACATGAGCATTCACCAGATCCTCAAGCGTTAGAACATGCAAGAGTTGCAAGAGTAGAACCAGCAACAGAAAGATTACTGGGATTAAATCCTTTTACACACGAAGCTGGTAGTAGTTTGATAAAAGTTTTTGAACCTGGTCATGGTAGAACCACTGGTGATACTGTAAGATTTAGAGATGCCACAGGTCATTTAGCTAGCACGATAAATGCTGATGTAGGTAAAACTATTACAGTGGTTGATGACAATTTTTATAATTTTGGTGCAGGAGTTTTTGCAAGCACAACAGTTATTTCAGGAGGAGGACAAGCGTCTGCAGGACCTGTCACATTATCAGCATGACAACATATACAGAACTAAAACAACAAATAAGAGATTATACAGAAACAGACTCTAGTGTTTTAAGTGACACAATTATAAACGATTTTATAGAACATACAGAAAACAGGATATTAAAAGAATTAGATCTACCAGTATTTAGATCTTATCAATTTTCTAATTTTACAGCTGGTAACGGATTTATAACTTTACCTGGTGGAGCAGCTACTGTTCCTACACAATATTCTGTTATTAGAAGTGTTATGATATATCCACCTTCTGGTGCAGAAGAAAGAACATATTTACAACAAAAAGATGTAACATTTATGGACGAATTTCATCCAGATAGAACAGTTACAGGAACACCAAAGTATTATTGTAAATGGGATTATAATACTATATACGTAGTACCAACACCAAGTCTTGCATTTAAAGTAGAGGTAGGTTTTATAAAACTACCTGACAGATTGTCAGCTACAAATAGTAATACTTGGTTAGGAGACAACGCACCTACACTTATGCTGTACGGCTGCCTTGTAGAAGCTTTCAAGTTCTTGAAAGGTCCAGCGGAAATGCTGCAAATTTATACGCAATCTTACGAATCAGCTATTCAAGAGGTTGCAGCTCAACAAATGGGTAGAGGTAGAAGAGACGAATGGGCTAACGGTGTTATCCGTGTACCTAGACCTTCTATTCTACCTGGTTATAGTAAACCAATGACAGGAGGACAATAAAATGGCAATATCATCATCAACTGTAACAACCAGTTTTAAAACACAAGTTCTTACAGGCACGCATAATTTCACTGCATCATCCGGTGATACTTTTAAAATTGCATTGTACACTAACTCATCTAACTTAAGTGCTTCTACAGCTACTTATGCAGATGGTACAGCAACTAACGAGTATTCAGGTACAGGATACACTGGTGGAGGTAATACTCTTACAAGTGTAACACCAGTAGCAGATGGAACAACTGCAGTATGTGATTTCGCAGATACGTCTTGGACTTCAGCAACAATAACAGCACATGGCGCTTTGATCTATAATAGTTCAGAGAGTAACAAATCTGTTCTTGTGTTGAATTTCGGTGGGGATAAAACATGCACTAACGGCACGTTTACAATTCAATTCCCTACAGCTGACGCATCTAACGCTATATTAAGATTAGCGTAGGAGTAACATGGCTTTAATTTTACACGATCGCGTAAAAGAAACCACTACTACGACTGGTACAGGTACATTAGACCTGGCTGGTGCAACTGGTGGATTTGAAAGTTTTGTAGCTGGTATAGGTACTACTAACAGAACTTTTTACGCAATAGTAGGAAGGACCACTACTGAATTTGAAATAGGTATGGGCACCGTAACGGATGCTTCACCTGACACTTTGTCTAGAGACAGAGTTATATCAAGTTCTAATAGTGATAACAAAGTTAGTTTCAGCG